TGTTATCATTTTCATATTTAATTTTGGTTGTCATTCTAGAAATATTTATAATTAGTTTTTACTAAAAAATAGTATAAATAAAAATAAAAATCAATTTTTTTAATATATCTTTCTAGACAAAAAAATCATAAATAAATCATTATAATAAAATATGCATATTTTATTTTATTGATTAATTTATTATGACTATAATTAAGATCTTGAAGTGAATTAGGAAGTTCAGGTAATACACTTAATTTATTACCTCCACACCAAAGTTTTTGAAGTGAATTAGGAAGTTCAGGTAATACACTTAATTGATTATCATAACAATTGAGTTGTTCAAGTGAATTAGGAAGTTCAGGTAATACACTTAATTGATTATCATAACAATTGAGTTGTTCAAGTGAATTAGGAAGTTCAGGTAATACACTTAATTGATTGCCTCCACAATAAAGTTCTTTAAGTGAATTAGGAAGTTCAGGTAATACACTTAATTGATTATATGAACAATAAATATAAACAACTTTATCATAATTTTTAATTTGTTTAAAATTATCAAATTTATATTCTTTCTCATCATTATAATATTTAATTGTGATTGTCATTCTAGAAATATTTATAATTAGTTTTTAAAAAATTAATATATACAAATAGAAAAAATCAATTTTTTTAAAATATAAATAGATCTAAAATAAAAATTACAGATACATTAATTTATTTAAATATTTATATTTATGATTTTTAATCAATTGATTATCTTCACAATAAAGATATTTAAGTGAATTAGGAAGTTCAGGTAATACACTTAATTGATTATCATAACAATTGAGTTGTTCAAGTGAATTAGGAAGTTTTGGTAATACACTTAATTGATTATTACTACACAGAAGTTCTTCAAGTGAATTAGGAAGTTCTGGTAATACACTTAATTGATTAACTCCACAACAAAGTTTTTGAAGTGAATTAGGAAGTTCAGGTAATAGTCTTAATTGATTATCCCAACAATCAATATAAACAACTTTATCATAATTATTAATTTCATCAAATGAATTAAATTGATATATTTTATCATCATTTTGATATTTAATTGTGGTTCTCATTCTAGAAATATTTACAATTAGTTTTTACTAAAAAATAGTATAAATAAAAATAAAAATCAATTTTTTTTAATATATCTTTCTAGACAAAAAAATCATAAATTATGACTACATCTAAGTTCTTGAAGTGAATTAGGAAGTTTTGGTAATGATATTAATTTATTATTTCCACAATGAAATATTTGAATTTTTTATAAAAACTTTATATCATATTATGTATCGGAAAATTGATTTAGTTTATTAATTTATCAATTATAATATTACAAAACATTATTTAAAAAAACTAAAACATATGTTAAACATATTAACAATTTGTGGGGGAAATGCGGGACATTCAAATGCGATAGATAGAATTGAAAAATTTATCGAAATCACTAATATTCCAAAAATTAAAATACAAAATAAGAGACTTGAATATGATTTTGAATATAGTCAAAATCCACGTATATTTTGCTTATATAACATTATTGAAAGAATAGATGAATATTTAAAATCTGAAGAATATTTAAAACATGTTCCAAATTTAATTATTTATGACTTCTTTTCGGTTGAAGGGTTAATTTTAAGTAAATATTTGAATATTCCGGCAATATGTTCAATTCCAGCACAGTTAAATAGTGAATATATTAAAGATGATAATCAAATGGATTTACTTAATAAATTACTATTTCCAGAAGAAATGAAATTGCTCGAGGATACTATAAATAATATAAAGTTAAAATATAATATTTCCCTTCCATATCCATATTTAGTAAGTGATGGATATTATTTTCATGTTCCAGAATTTGAAAATATATATAAACCTAATTATCAAACAAGACATATTTCTATAGTTTGGAATTATAAATGTGTTGTAGAAAATGATATATTATTTAATCCATATCAATATATTGGATCAGCAATGAATATTGGAAATGATATAAATCATTATTCAATATCAGAAAAAAATATTATATATTGTAGTTTAGGAACTATTGTTCCAAATTCAATGTTTAAATTGAGTGAAAATAATAATCCTAAATTACGTGAATTAATAATTAACATTTATAAACGTGTTATTGAAGGTTTTACAGTTGTATTAAAATCAAATAATAATTTAAAATTGGTTATTAGTTGTCCAAAAGATATTTATCAAAAATTTGATGAAAAATTGGTTAATTTAATTAATATTAATAAAAATTCTATTGAAATTTTGGAACATGTAAATCAAGTTGATATATTAGACAAATCAATATTATTTATCACACATGGAGGTGGTAATAGTTTTCAAGAAGCATTTTCTAGACATGTTCCAATGATGATTTTACCATTTTTTGGAGACCAATATACAGTTGCTAAATTTGTTGATGAAAATAAAATTGGTATTTCATATTTTTTGACAGATTCATTTAAAAACATTGAAATTCATAGAATTGATGATTGGTTGGATCCTGTAATTATTAATTGTGGATTGGGACAAATTGAAAATCTATCTGAACATGTTATTAATATTATTGAATTAGTGCTAGATTCTAGTATTTTTGAAACAAAATATCATACATTTAAAGAAAATATAATACATACAGAAGAAAATAAATTATTAACACTTTATAAAATATTGACTTCATGTTTCAATCCATTATATTTACAATCAAATGGAGATTTATTTTATGGAACAACAAAAGACAGGATTAGTTTAACAGAAGATTGGAATATTAAAAATCATTTTCAAATTGGATTAAAAAAAGAAAATATTAATAATAATTTAAAAAATAATAATACACAAAATGAACCTTATAAACATCCAGAAGGATATTTGAATTTTCATGAATTATCAATTAAATATCCTATAATTGTTGACCAATGGAATGACTTATTACGAACATATCCATGGGTTTATTTAATTAAATTAAGAAAACAAAATAATCGTATTGAAAGTATCTTTTACAATTTGGCAGCATATCGGGCATTTTTAATTAAAAATAATTTACTTTTGCCTGATCCAGAAAAAAAATTAGATGTTAAAAATGATGAATTATTAAATATTTGTGGAATGGCATTAGATTATTTCATAACAATTAAACGTAGCACAATTCATTTAGTAATAAAAGATTATTTTGGAAAAACAAACATTGGAACAGAATTAGAAATACAATATATTTTATATTATTTTGATAATAATCCAGAACTTCAATATTTATTTAATTTCTGGCGTTTTGATAAATTAATTAACGCATGGACATTTTATTATGGGACTAGTGGTTATCAATATTTTAAAGAATATACAAACTATTTAGATGAACCAGCTATTAAAGATTATTTTAAAACACAATCAGATATATGTTTAAATGAATTTTCATTTATGAAACATCATATTTATAATGATTTAAAAACATTTAATCCAAATATATGGGAAGAAGTATGGTTTCAATCACGTATAAAACATTTCAATAGTTTTAAAAATAAAGTTGAATATTGTTGTTTAGCACCACGTGAAATAACAGATGTAATCGGTTTTCGTGTTATACATCCATCACGTAAATTTATTCATAAATTGGTTCAAGCTTTTAAATGTTTAATTATTATTAAAAATACATTATTAACAACACATTATAAACATAATGGTAATGTGATTTATTTATTAGGAAAAACAAATCAAGGAATACCATATGAAATTCAATTTTGGACTACAATTTTATATACTTCATTCATTACAGAAAGACACCATTATTATAAATATGATTATAAAACAAAATATAGTAAATTTAATGATCACGAAATCATCGCACAAAGAGAATTGGATGAATTAAATCATCGTGAAATTTTATATGAACAAAATGAACTACAAAAAAAAATTGATTGTTCCTCCCTCTGGAATTGTTTAGATAACTTACACGACGAACAAGACGAGGATATTTATTAATTACATATCAATCAATAACATATCAATCAAAAACAATTTAGTATAACAATATGAAATATAATTAAAATAAAAATATGTCAGGAAAAATAAATTTATGTGGGATTCAATTTGATTATCAAAATTTAGTTAGAGGAATCATGAATATGAATATTAATTTTTGTAATAATAATCTCGAAAAAGATACATCAACAAAAACAAATTATGAATTCATCAACAACCCTCAATATGTTAATTTAGATTTACATTCTGAAATGGATTATGAAATGGATTGTGATACACATATTACAAAAGAAGATTTAGATAAACAACTTATAGAATATATGAATCATAGAAATTATATTCTAAACATTGAGAATAATCATAAATATTGTCATTACAAATGTCAAAATATGAAAGATTGGGTAAATCATCCATTAGATGATTATATTAAACATCAAGAAGAATGTGAGAAAAGATATATGGATTTATTCACAAGTGATAATATGAGAACAATATTAAAAATTAATTCTAATGTATGGCATCCTAAATATTATCTAAAAATTAATTCTGATAAAATAGATTACTATATTAATTTATTAGGTCTCGAAAGTGTCTAATTTATCATAAGATTAATTTAATTTTTTATTTATTTTTTAATTTAAATTTTTTTTGTCTAGAATAGATAAGAAGGAATAATGTCTAAGTATGATGAAAAAGAAATAAAAATACTAGCTGATAATTGGACTTTTTATGATAAATTAGTATATGGTGGTTTAGGATATGGTAGTTTATGTTTACCAACACACTTATTTGATGTTATTTTTACTGTTATTTTCCCACCACTTGGCTATATTATAAAACATCTCGATTTTTTAGATGAATTCCCATATGTTCATTGGGGAACGTTAGCTAAAATAATTGAACATTTAGATGAATTAATAACATCAATAATATTAACCGCATTTTTTTATATTCCGGGGCTAATATATACTCTAGACAAAATAAAATGCTCAGATCTAAAACTCAAAGAATCATATAAAGAAAATAAACCTAAAAAAAAACCAATGACTAAAAAATATTAATCTTCTAGAATGTAAATAAGGTTATACTTATTTAACTCCCAAACATAATTATTCATCAAATGTCAATTCGCATCAAATATCAAAATGAAAAAATCTATGTTGTTTTACATCATTTAATGAAATTACAAATTATGATAAAGTTGTATTTATTGCTTGTGCCCATAATAAATTAAGTGTATTGCCTGAACTTCCTTATTCACTTAGAACACTTTGGTGTAGAAACAATCAATTGACTGTATTACCAAAACTTCCGAATTCACTTAAAAAACTTTATTGTTGGAATAATAAAATAAGTGTATTACCGGAACTTCCTAATTCACTTCGGGAAGTTGATTACGAAAATAATAAATTAATTTAAAAAAGAAAAATATAAATATTTAAATAAAATAATTTATATGTATTTCTAAAAAAATTGATTTAATTAAATGTATTTATCAAAAGTATAATTATTCTAGAATGATAATCCGTATCGCATATCAAAATGATAAAAATCTATTTTATTTTAAAAATCTATCTTATTTTACATCACTTGAGAAAATTACAAATTATGATAATATTGTTCATATTGATTGTTATTATAATCAATTAAGTGTATTACCTGAACTTCCTAATTCACTTCAAAAACTTTATTGTTCTAAAAATCAATTAAGTGTATTACCTGAACTTCCTAATTCACTTCAAAAACTTTATTGTAATAATAATCATTTAAGTGTATTACCAAAACTTCCTAATTCACTTCAAGAACTTTGGTGTTTTAACAATCAATTAAGTGTATTACCTGAACTTCCTAATTCACTTAAAGAACTTAATTGTTTTAGTAATCAATTAAGTGTATTACCTGAACTTCCTAATTCACTTCAATATTTACATTGTGAATTTAATCAATTAAGTGTATTACCAGAACTTCCTAATTCACTTCAAAAACTTTATTGTAATAATAATCAATTAATTAACAAAAGAAAATATAAATATTTAAATAAAATGATTTATTTGTAATTTTTTCTCTAGAATATCTTGTAAATAAAAAATTGATTTTTTCTTTTGTATATATTGATTTTTAAAAAAACTAATTATAAATATTTCTAGAATGACAATAATAATTCAATATTATAATGATAAGAAACAATATGAATTTGATAAATTTGAAGAAATTAATAATTATGATGATGTTGTTGTTATTAATTGTTATTATAATAATTTAAATGTATTACCAGAACTTCCTAATTCACTTATAAATCTTTATTGTCATTTTAATCGATTAAGTGTATTACCTGAACTTCCCAATTCACTTCAAGAACTTCATTGTTCTAATAATCAATTAAGTGTATTACCTGAACTTCCTAATTCACTTCAATATCTTTATTGTTATAGTAATCAATTAAGTGTATTATCAGAACTTCCCAAATCACTTCAACAACTTTGGTGTGGAAATAATAAATTAAGTGTATTACCTGAACTTCCTAATTCACTTCAAAAAATTTCTTGTAGATATAATCAGTTGAGTGTATTACCTGAACTTCCAAATTCACTTCAAGAACTTTATTGTTATGAAAATCAATTAAGTGTATTACCTGAACTTCCTAATTCGCTTCAACAACTTTATTGTTATAATAATAAATTTATTAACAAAATAAAATATAAATATTTAAATAAAATGATTTATTTGTAATTTTTTCTCTAGAATGTCTTGTAAATAAAAAATTGATTTAATTTTTATTTTTATCTATATTAGTAGTTCCAGAATGACAATCATAATTAAATATCAAAATGATGAAACTAAATATAAATTTAATACATTTAAAAAAATTAATAATTATAATAATGTTGTTTATATTAATTGTCGTAATAATCAATTAACTGAATTACCAGAACTTCCAAATTCACTTCAAGAACTTTATTGTTCTAGTAATAAATTAAGTGTATTAGCTGAACTTCCGAATTCACTTCAAAAACTTTTTTGTTGGGAGAATCAATTAAGTGCATTACCTGAACTTCCTGATTCACTTCAAGAACTTTATTGTTCTAGTAATAAATTAAGTGTATTACCTGAACTTCCAAATTCACTTCAAGAACTCGATTGTTCTATAAATCAATTATGTGTTTTGCCTAAACTTTCCAATTCACTTCAAACACTTGATTGTTCTAGAAATCAATTAAGTGTTTTACCTAAACTTTCCAATTCA